GGTTATTCTGATCGGGTTTGCCACCGATGAAATCTTTACCGGAAACGAATTCTGCGTGTGCGTTTGCGAACTCTATTGTTCCTGTGCCCGTGGCAAATTCGTGGAGATACAATACAAACTTGAGGTCTTCTTGTTGGTGCGGAGTCCACGTTCTGTTGTTGGCAGAGGTGAACAGAATACCAGAGTAGGTTTCTTCAGCAGTTACTCTGTCTGCCTGTGTACCAATCTTAACCTCACCCAACTTAGAACACCAGATATCGTAGTGCGGATCATTGTTTTCTGGAATTATGATAAATGCATATTCTTTCGCGGGATCAAGTACAACGGGTGCTGCCTGTGCGTGACCGATGCCAGGGGATGACTCGGTAATAGTAAACTCAGGTTCCGAACCAAAGTCAAAGTTTGTAGAATACTCATCTCTGAAGTCAAAGTTTGTAGCTTGCCCACCTGATATGTCAGGAGTCGTTTGTATCTTGTCAAACGGCACGGTGCTCTTACCGATAATTTTATTTGTTGGATATCCGGCATCATTACATTCCCGAATTTCCATAGTAACCTTTCTACCAGTTCCAGTTTGATCTGGGTGAGTAGTAGAATCCTCAATTCCGTCCTTCTGGCCAGGTCTTTGTCTAAACCAGACTTTGATCCTAGATAGAAATCCTTCTGTCGGAACGTTTTCAATTGTAAACGACTGAGCAATCGGGTCACCGAATCTAAGAGGCGGGTGGAACACATATTCTGGGTTTGTGGTCTCAATGTTAGTTTCTACATCAACTTTATCAACCGAGATACTAGTACTGGTTTCTACTCCAGTAACAACCGACCCAACTACCGATGTAGATGTGCCACCAGTAGTACTTCCATACTCTAACTGATAGAGTTCGGCAGTCAAACTAACTGCCTGAGTAGTCTGGTGTATACCAAACGCAGAGTATTGATTCTCTGCCATAGTAGTAATGAAGTTATTTCTGTTTGTAGGATCATCTACAACAAAAATTCTTCTAGTCCCCACTGGGAATCTATCGCCAGGCAAACTAAAGACGAAAGCGATGTCACCGTGTTCGTCCGTGACTAATACATCTGGGTCTTGAGTAAATGTGCCATGAGTACTGGGTTCGCCTACGGTAATAACACATGAAGAAAAGAATTGACCGCCAAAGGGGTTGCAAGGCATTATGGTAGGTCTAGCCAAAGTATCAAAGCCAGGACCGCCCTTGTTGCCATCAGATAAGAATTTTGAATTAATTCTACCAAGACGGCAGAATTCAGTGACATTCTCATCGTCAAAGAAACAGTACAGTCTCGTCTTTGGTTTTAGACCAGAACAACGAACACCAATATCTCTTGCCCTCATATACGGCAACAAACTTACGTCTCTAACAACGTCACCGATATTGAATTCAAGTTTTCCAGCTGAACCAGCAGAAGCAGTCAACAAATATTCCGTGGTTGACTGCACAATACTGGAAGAACTGGTAGTAGTTTCAGTAGTACCAGTGATCTCATATGTACCAGTGGTCGTAGTGGTTTGGCTTCCCTCAGAAACCTGTTCCCACCAACCGCCTGGGTTCAATGGATTTGTTGAGCCGGGCGGTCCAGCACCGTCATACGGTACAGTCTCGGATTCTGTGAAAGGTATACCATCACCACCCGTTCCATAAGTGGAACTCGTTGTTGTTTTCTTGTCCGTGTATCCGTATGTCTGTCCACCCTGAGTTACCGCACCCATCGTAATACTAGTAGAACTACCAATTACGTTTTTAGATGCAGTAATAGAAGCAGCTGCAGCTTGTACAGCAGCTTGGTTGCTCGAGGTGAGGTGCATCGGTTCCATTGCACTGGATGAGGCAAAGTTGTCCGATCTGGGAAACAATTCCATCTTACCAGTAAAGTTAAACAACAACTCACCCACAAGGTTTCTTGTCTTAGTAGCAAAACGGTTTTCAAAGAGAGCGGTTCTAGTGTAAGGTCTTGTAATCATTTGACCCATGCGAGCCCAACCAGAATTATCATAATTCGGGTTGAGAATCAATGAAACATCGCTCTCGTCGTAGTTTGGTTCGCACTCTTTTGCAACAGAATTATAAGCTGCGTTGTAACTTGGATCAGCCAAGTCACTCAATAGATCGCTATCGAATGGGTTCACATAGATACCATTCTTAAATCTATCGTTTCCGTTTGCATCCAAAATCTGTTTGTCTTTGGCAGACATTTCCATCAGAGAAAGAGCAAGATAGTATTCTAGTCTATCAATTCTCTTTTCGATGTTCCCGATATCCTTCATGGTATATCGTCTGGTCTGTCCCTGTAGAATGTGACGAGCTGCAGCTTCTACCTTACCGATTTTCTTAGCAACCTTTCTTGGAATAGAAGGGAACGGAGGCACTCTAATTTCTGCAATTTGCATACCCTGTTTCAATACAGGAGGTTTAGCAGGAATCTCTGAGACACCTTCCTTGATTGTCATATCACCAAACTTATTGATGTAAAGTCTATCTACTCTGGGTAGGTAGTACTCGACATCAGTCGTAAAGGCACTAGCAGGAATTGGATATTGAATTCCGTTGGTGGGCAGATCAAAGTTGTTTGTTTTGTACGGGTTCTGTGTTGCACCACCCAACACTTGAGCACTAACAGCAGTGTTTTCTACATAAGGTCTAAAGTCGATACAATCTCTCAGATCAAATGTACCAAACAGTTTTGATCTGTAGTATGGAACTTCAAACGTGTAGATACCAGTGGCACCAGTATCATCTACTGGATAGGAATCGTAAGCAAAGTATGTTGCATTTGAACTGTTGTAGTCTGGTTCAAAGTGACTCAACTTAACCGTCATAAGTTTATTAGACATGTCAAGAGCAACACCGCCCTTCTTAATTAGTCGTGCATGTCCATAGAAGTTATCTTGTTGACCGTTGTCCAACAGGAAGTCATCTTTATAGTTTACTGGTTCGTCATCATCGTCTAAGTAACCACCTTCTCTTTCTCCGTCACAGATGTAGATTGATTCAATCTCTCTAACGTCTGCGATTCCAAGACTCCACGGGCCCTGAGACCCACCAGCGTTGTCCACTGTACGGATTTTTACATAACGACCTACGTTCAAGTTTTTGGTTACAGGAGGAGCATCAGTTACCTTCAGTTTGATTTGTAAATACAAATCTACAGCCCCACTTACAGTGCCGAGGTCAAACTCCATTTCCTGCAAACTATATGAAGTAATCATAGCAGGGGTCATTTTAATGACTTGGCCGGGCTGATGCACGACACTATTAATAGTAACCGCAACCGTACCCTTATTCACAACATAGAAAGAGGCGTTCAATGTTTCCTGATCGGGTGTAACACTGTATGGGAAACTAAACTCAGTACCCAAACTAGAAATGTTTATAGTGAACGTTCCGTCAGCAAGAGTTGTTTTTTCAAACTCTTCTGTATAGTAGTATTGAGTATCCAGTGTTCCCGCACCAGCAGCGTACAACGTCTTTGTTGCTCGCCAAGGACAACGGAACAACATCTTATTTGCCTGTGTACCGTCCAAAGTAGCAAACGAAATCTCGTTTCCGTCGATGTCGATACCAGACTTTAAAGTAATATCAGCAAAAGAACCGCCAGAATCGCCGTTGTAGTACAGGTGCGTTGCATCCTTTAGGTTATCTTTTAAGATTCTAACATCGTAAACAAATATCCTATACCTTGCAGCTGCGGCTCCAGGCGTATTGGACATGTGTTTAATACTTCTGACTCGACACTCACCAATTTTGTCAGTAGAAGATGGCGCAGCAGTGCTGGAATGGGTTCCAGCGGTGACGACGCCAGGGGCGCCGCCTTTGTAGATGGAGATGATGGTCCCCTCTTCCATACTCCAATCACCACAGACTTCATTGACTTCAAAGTAGTTACCGTATCCAAGGTTTACGTCCAAACCTTCTTGGATTTTGGAACTGGTTCCTTTTCTTATCTTGACGTATGTGTTTGCTTCACCGGCACCAAAGTCTCTTCTGTATCCATCTACATATGCAATACCAGGCGATACTTTCGCAACAAGATAGTTGGAGTCGCCTGGGTCAACGGCCGCGTTAGGAAGTTGATAACCCTCGTTATCAAATCTGAAAGAATCTCCAATATAAACAAACTTGACTGCACCAGAAGTTACTTCACCAGAAAGATGGACAGGAGGATTCGATGCAGAAGCTTCAGCTGCAGAAGTGTTGCTCACATTGTACAGATTTCCGTTATGGTTTACAAACTGATTAGGAGAGTAAGTAGTATTTGTCGTAGTGTTAAACGGGGAACCCTTCACCGTCTTGAGATGTTCTAATAACTCCAGTGTAAATGGTTGGATGACATAGTTACCAGATTCTTCGTATGTTCTGGTCGCAAGAGTTCTACCCAGAGATTCATATTGTTTCAACTCTTCGTTAATTTTCTTGACAATCGCACCATTTGCAACTTTGTAAATAGAGGTGAAGTTATCTGGAAATTGGTAGAAAGTAAATTCAACACTGCCCTCTAATGCTGAACCACTTGTATGAGTAGGACCAGTACCAGAAAGAGAAGTAGTACCAGCCCTTGTAACCGTGTACAATTTGTCTTGGTGTGCTACATGTTCACCCAAGTTAAAGAACTTATTATTGACAAACTCTTGACCAAACGGAACCTTAGCGATCTCCGTGTAAACCTTTGTTCTGTCAGCGCCTGGGGCGTTGTAGTTAAATGCACCAGTAGCGGGGTCTAACAGAGTACCGTCATCGTCAGAGGTGATAATTTCTTCTTTGAGAATGACACCAATGAAGTAGTTTGTTCTTGCACTATAATCGTCAAGACGAATTATTTGTCTTTCATGTTTTACAAACTTACCTTGTACATACAGAACACCCTCTGGAATAACAAAGTCCATAGCGAGTCCGTAGAAACTGTCTGTAAAGGTGGTTGTATCTACGTCAGAGTTTACAACAAACGTGTCTCCGTTGCGGTCACTGTTACTGCTAACTACGGTGAGAGTTTCCCCGCCATCAAATCTTTTGTTGAGACCATCTCCGCCACCGTCTTTGTTACCTTCTCTGTAGGTAATATAAAGAACTTTCTTTGCAGTAGGATCAGACTGAGAACCAGTTTTTACTGCATCGATATCTGCCCTCATTCCAGTAGTGCCGCCGACAACACTATCGCCGACATAATTTGCCAGAGTATCGTTTGATACGGTATCGCCGGCAGAATCGGTATCATTAACCTTAATGTATTCTAAAAGATTAACACTACCCTCACAACCACTTACCGCAGCACCATCTACAAACAGATGGTCAGCAAAATCTTTTATGGTTTCATAAAAGTAATCCTGCATCTGAGTAAGTTCGCGAGCCTGAACGGCAACGCCTGGTTTAAATACCACACGATTGAACTTTTTATTAGCATCAAAGTCATCATAGTATGGGGATACATTTAGATTAATTGCCATCTTTGTTTTCCTAGAACGTAAAGATTAACTTCACCGTCTCAACTTGATCTTCGTCTCTGACGATTGGTTTTCTATTGTCGTAATATAAAAGTTCTCCCGACTTGACATCGAACTCGGGATTGGTAAGTGTACCAGTATTTATAGTCAGTCCAGTGATGTCCTGTGTGTTATTTGTCAAAGAATCTGACGCTGCAATACCAGCAGTTATTTCTTGTAGATGAACCGTGTCATCTGTGCCATCACTATTCCCATCTCTAATCTGAGTTACCCTAAATTCTCCCCCACTATCTGTTGTGATATTATCATCTGGGGCAAAACTGGTTGGTGTTGAAGTACCAATTGTAAAAGATGCCGTACCAGTTGCCTCGTTGAAAAGGGATGTACTTCCATACGGAGTAATGTTCTTCAACAAACCAACCTGTCTGTAATCGTTTTCTGTAATCAAATCTTGTGAGTCATTATCAAAGGATATGGTAATACCAACCCTTCTGGTAAATAATTCTTGTTGTGGGTTTGAACCATGACCACCCCACGGAGAAATAATTGCCCTAAAGGAAGCATTAGTACCAGAACCCAAAGTTTGAGTAAGTGTTACCGTAGCCTTTGTATATCCAACGCCTGGGTCGGTGACAGATATCGACTCGACGTTTCCGTTTGAATTGATTACCAATGCTGCTTGAGCACCTTCGCCATCACCTTCAATCTTAACCAGTGCGTCACCGTTTACATAGTCTTGTCCAATATTATCAATAATGATATTATCAATTGTTCCTCTGACCGCAGTAGATTCTACTGCACTTTGAAGAGTGCTGGTTTCAGTGCCACCCAATACTGCATCAGCCCTTGCGATAGTAGTATACCCACCACCTGTTAAAACAACGTCTGCAAAACTATACCCGTAACCACCTTCTGTAATAGTGATAGCAGTTACCTGTCCAGCAGAAACGGTGGCAGTGGCAACAGCACCAGTACCGTCACCTTGAATAGTGACAATAGGTGAAGTTGTGTACCCTGCCCCACCACTTTGAATCGTAATGTCATCGATGGTGCCGTTTACATCAAAGTCTGGTTCTCCGCCACCGGAAACTTTTCTTACTGGCATATAAGCGGTAGACAAAAATTTTGTCCTGTCCGAAGCACCTATCTGAAATAGGAACTTCCACTTATATCCATCAGCAGTTTCAAAAACTTCCGTTCCTGTACTAGACGGTTTCGATGTACTCTGTGCATTAAAATTATTATTCATGCACTTATAGACATTGAAATCTTCTGTAAGCACATAGAAGTTTGCGTCATCAAGTGATGTTGCACCAGAGTTAGCAGTATTGGTTGCGCTCAGTGCATCGTCATACTGGTCATACACTGTACCACTTGCCCAATCAATCCTTCTAGCAAGCATGGCTACATCGGCATTTTGGACTTTCTTTACAAAAAGAATGTCTCTCCGAAATTGGGACATATCGACCCTGTTATCATAAGAGGTATCAGGTTCGGTGTCCGTTGTCCAAGTTTGAGTACGACAGGCAGCTAAGAAATATCTATCATTATCGTTGTAGATATCTCTATAGAACGACCTCGCCTGTTGTACCCTTGCTTGGTCTCGTATTAGTATAGCCATGTGGCAAACTCCTAAAAACTAGAATTAGGAGTCGCTTACTGTCAGCGTCCAAGTAATCTTTAGCGTATCAGCAGCGGCTTTGTTTACAACCGAAAATACTGTTCTGCAAAGAAGAGTACCAGAAGATGCGGCATTAAAGACACCAGCTTCAACAACAGCACCAGTACCAGTGCCAGCGGGGAAATCGCCAACGTAGGTGATGGTGTTGCTACTTACAGATGTTGATGTCAGAGCAACACGACCAAGTTCTGTACCAAGAGCACTATCACCAGCAGCGGCAGCAGTGTTGTCAGAACCAACAGCCATGTGAGACATAGCAGTTGCAGTTGCGTCCTTCATACGAGAAGTGATATAGTCAAGACCGTCACTAACAACAACGTTAGTAGTCTTGTCTGTGTGGATAAGGTTGCCGTCCTTATCAAACTGTTCGATGGTCAAACGACCTTTGGCATTTAAGGCACTAGAATGTTGCATTTGTTATCTCCTTTGGGGATTTATTTTGCCTGTGATCTTCTTATTTATAAGGTTTCTAGAAATTAATTACGGTATCTGCAACATAATCTTCAGCAAAATATGTCAAATCAACCGTATAGGATTGAGAAATTATATTACCACTTTCACCAATCTCAAATGTATCTGAATCCGTGGTGGTAACATCAAACTCTGTTGAATCATTTATGGCCGGAGTGTCTGCCGGAGATGAAACGACTTCAAAGACAACACTATCGTCAAGAGTCGGCGTGTCACTCGGTCCAACTCCGATATCAAACTTATCTACGGCATCATCCATAGAGAATGTATCTGTAGTAACTGGTTGCGTTTCTATAGATGCGATGTCTTGAATATTCATCGTATCGGCAGCAGTTGTGGTGACATCCAAACTAACAGAATCATCTACATCAGACGTATCTGCCAAAACCTTTCCAAAAGATTCTATGGACAAGTCTTGTAAAACAGCAACTCTATTTTCTTGTAACTGGCCTTTGAAGAATTCGACTGCATCATCTTCCATCGAAATAGAATCGTCTACTAGTCTTCCTCTTTCAAAGAGGATTGAGGTATCATCAAAGTCCACAGAATCCGATGGAGTTCTGAAGAATACAAAAGACAGAACAAGAGAATCGCTCCAAGTAACCTCATCTCCACTCGGAACGGCTCTTCGTACATAATCGTCATCTGGGTCGGCGTGAACAAAGAAATAGGGGGAACCTGTTAATGTACCATCTGAAGTAGCATACAAACTGTCTACCGGAGAAACGCCGCCAGCGATTTCGATTTCAACATTCAAACTGCTGACAACATCATCGATATAAGCGAGTGCCGATCCTCTCTGTGGGTCTGCATCAATAGTTACCGTATAGTCTTCCAAGAAATAGTCAGTCGCGTATCCACCACTGGTGGTAGAGTCAAACAACATTGTAATGTCTTTGAATGGATTACCCTGTTCCACATAATCTTCTAAGAAGTAGTCACCATTAGAGAATCTTTCTACATAATCATCTTCTTCGTCAGAGTGAACAAAGAAGTAGGGATCACCCGACAGAGAACCGTCTGACGTAGCGTAGATATTTTGTATTTCTGTGCCCTGTAGAGTATAGGGCCCAAACTCATCGGAAAGTTCAAACGTATCTGTTTTTCCTAACCCGACATCAAATTTGTTGACCACCACTCCGATATTTGTTCTGTTCGACAACCCTTCGCCTGGGAACACGGAATCGGTGATGCCTGCTTTGTGTACGTCCTTGCGGTTAGTATCGGACATAAACATTTCTTCAATGTCTGGATACTTGAAGAACATGTAGACATCAGTCTCAACAAGAAAGTTTGAAGACATATCAACATCTTGTCTGATCTGCAAGTTTCCAAAGACACCAAATCCAATCGGGTGCGCGGCTCTTCTGACATAATCATTCCAATCAGACTGCGGTCTTTCACTCTCAATTTCATATGAGAAGTGTTGATAAATTCTGTTATCAAATACTTTGTTTGCATCTGACAAGAAACTTCCGGCGTCTTTAAACACGCCAGCAAGTATTGCATTGTATCCAGTGGTTATATCAATTGTACAAGTTTCATCTATATCAGAGGTAATATCAAATGTAAAGTCAGCCCTGTAGTATCCTGCACCGACAGCAACGACTTCAAATTCACTCGGATACCCATTGTCACTGAGAGCAGTAACTTTAACATATCCGTTGTTTGTCACTCCCGTGATAGCATAGTCTTCTAGGAAATAATCTATAGCATACTGGCCGAGAGTTGATCCCGTTTCCGATACCTTAAACGTATCACCAATATTAAATCCACCATCGGTAGTAGAAGAGGACGGAGATATTGTCTTAAAGGTAGCACCGTTTAGTACCCGAACTGGGAAAGCCTTGGAGACCGTCTCACCCTCAAGTGTAAGGAAAGTTAATATGTTGCTCACATTTACTTTGAGTGCTGGGGGATTATTGTATCCAATGCCTCTGGCGTTTGCAATAAACGCGGTAGAAGTAATCACTCCATCAGTAATTCTTGTTGAAATTGAGGCTTCTGATAAAATGGTGTCAGACTCATCGGGGACAATAGTTACGGCTGGATTTGCACTAAATCCACTACCGCCATCAGTAATTAGAACGTGGTCTATCTTACCGGAAGTAATTGTGTCAACTTTAAACTTGACGGGGGGTGTTCCACTACCACCAAATACCGTTGTGGGAACTTCAAAAAATTCCCCCAAGATATAATCGCTACCAGTATCATTGATGGTAATACTATCGATAGCGTTTCCTTGAATTACTATCTCAAATTCTGCACCAGAACTTGATGACATTTTGTGTTCATCAAAAGAGATGAACCGCATCTTTGAAGTTCCGTCTAACGCTTCTCCACTTTCGTGAGTGGGCCCAGCACCAGACGAATCGGTTGTTCCATCGTTTACAGTAACATATAGTCTGCCGTTTGCCTTGACATATGTTCCCTTCGTATACTCAACGTTGTTTTGGTATTCGACATCTAAGTAACTTGTATAGTCAGAATCGGTGATCGTGTAAGTCCCATCGACCACACTAGAGTTGGGATTTTCAAAAGCTCCACCAGTACCCGTACCAGTTATAGTACCAATGTTGCCGCTTACATAAGCAAACAGCTGATCGTCATATCCATCTTGGCCTACGCCTGGACCTACCAGAGTAAAACTGGGCGGCAAATCCAACACCAACTCATATGCTTGTGGGTTGGTATATGATATCTTTGTTGCTCGTTTTACTGTGGTAGTTTTGATTAAATTTTGTGTCGCAGCACCATCAGAAACAGAATAGTGCAGATCAATTCTTCTACCTTCCAAATCCAAAACGTTATTAGGATTCAATTCTGATTCAAAAACCTTGATAACATATTCTTGGGTGAACGTGTTTGATGACGGTCTAAGAATAAATTGACCAGAGTTTACTACACCTACATCTTCGTTGTATAAAACTTTGAAAAGATATTTGATCGCCTCTGGACTACCCTTTGCAGTGTAGAAAGAATTGATATCTTTTATAACTCTGGATAATTTTGCACTCTGTTTCAGAGGCAAATCTTTAGCATAGTCTTTGAAAAATTCTACTAAGAAATTGTCATCAGTGATCGGACTACCATCATCGTTGAAGTCAACATCAAGTTTGCTGAGAAAATCTTGAAGTACCTTCAGTGGACCGTGTTTAGTGTTGTCCGTTGTATTTGTTTGTTCTAAGAACTGGTAGTATTTTTCAAAGAAAGTCTTAAAGAGTGGGAAGTCTACTTGAAAAACTTCTGGAAGTTGATTTCCAACAAACGGAGAAATTTTTGGTTGAACGTAAGTGTCACCAGAACTAACTTTAGCAACAGTGGCACTGAGAGTCGCAACATCCCCGCCGTTGACCTTTGATACTTGTGCAGTGATTGGATCATCAGTTGGATTCCCACCAATCAATGTGGGGTCAATCGTTATTGTGTCACCGACCCTGTATAGAGAGTTGCCCCTACTAGCAGTAACAAGACTGACAGTACCAAAAGAATCAATAGTAACATTGACGGACATGCCTTCGCCGTCTGTCGAATTGGTTGTTGTTGCGACAGAATCATGAGACCCAACCCCGTATGAAGCCTCACCAGAGGTAATTCCATAAGTCGTGGGGAAACCAACAATGTAAGGCGTGGGCGCAGTCGTGTATCCGTCACCTTCGTTTGTTATGGTAACGGAATCGATGCGGCCAAAACTATCAATAGAAACCGTTCCTGTTGCTTGAACAAGGTTTCCGTGACCCCTATCTGGGGGAGGAATTATTAGGCCGGGAGAACCAAAATAAAATTCACCGGCGTCATCTATCGCAATAGATGCAATATATTCCTTGAATGTAGCAACTTTATTCATCAGTTACCCTTGGAACCATCGTTACCGAAAGTCCTTTTCTAATGTTTGCAACAACATCTTCAGCAGAATCATCCAACTGCAAAATGATGTTTTTAGCGGGAGAGGCCTCAACAGCGTAGTCTGCCTCTGCGGTTGTTCTCACAAGAATGTCAACCGAGATATTCCTAGCAGATTCGTGTGGCGTGCAAACGATTCTCAATTGAGTATTTCCAGTTCCAGTGATACTTTCGATGGTGATACCAGTGATATCAATCTTTCCTGTATCGTAATCTACTGTACCAACATCCTGAGCCAATACTTCACCTGTCGCCTTACTTTTGAGAACTAGTGTGCCCGTACCACTGTATACTGGTGCAACAACGGTTGGGTTGGGTACGTCACCAAGAGATACCTCTGATCTAGAACCATTCAGATTTACAGTAAAGTAATTTGATCTCACTGCCATGGGCATAATTTTATTATTGAACTTTGCCTCATACCTTTTACTACTTGAGTATGTCGGATCAAGTTTTTTAATCAATCGCATTTCAACGTTACTTGCAACAACAGCATCAGACACCAAACCTATTTCTCTAGTCAGTTTGGAGATATAGAAGTTTTTCTTCAACTGGTTGACTTGGGTATCAAAGAAATCTTCTATCCTCGTAACAATCAAAGACTTGAGTGCATCGGGAGACAATGTTGTGAGTTTATCGTCATATGTTGCAGTAACACCCAATCCCAACTGAATATACTCGGGGTCAACAAACTCTGGAATAAGACCCACAGGCATTCTGGGTTCCAGTACACCGTTGAGAATGGTTTGTTTATCTGCGTCACTGATTACATATCCCGTCTGTGGTTGCATTGAAATAAACACTTTACCATAGATGGCAGGAATGTTATCTTCGCCACCCCAAACAGATACCGATCTAATGTTTGGATTAGAGTCCTTGATTGTTGTTTCGTAATCCGTCTTTGTGATCGTTCTTCCCTTGGAAGCGTTGAATCTGGGAGCGTTGAATCGAATACTGTCTGTGGTCTCTGGCTCAAATCCACCCGCAGAGGCGTCAACAAGTGTGCCGTTCATCGTCTCACCACTTCCAGTGAGATTGGAGGGATAGTAAAATGTTCTAGCACCGTTTGCAATTGAACCACTTGTAACAAGATAATCAACAATTACAATGTTACCAACTTCTAATTTTTTGCCAAGAATGTCATCACCAAAAACAATTTGGTAATACCCGTCCGTTCTCTCTTCAAGATAGAAAACTTTGGATGTTGCAGTAACGTCCAGCACATTGTCCACAACACTATAAGTTTCAGTGGCGCTGTTTGAAAGAGAAGTCTGAACTCTAACAGTGATAGTCGTGGTGTCCACATTATCGTTTTCCAAAACAACTGGACCAGAACGATTACCACTGTTAATGACTTGAGAAGTCGTGGTTCTCGTTCCTTCTACCAATCTTACATTGTCAAATCTAAATGCAGCAACACCATCAACCACCGATTTTGTTGTTGTATAATCTTGTGTGGGGACAAAATTATAAGATACGCCGCCTACGTTACTAGAAAAGATTTTGTCTTTTGACAGAGTTAGAGTGGAACTGGTGTACAGAGATGAAGGAAATACAGTCAGATCAAGAACTGCCGCAGAAGCACGAGCCGATCTGGGTATGTATCCCATAGTCTTCGCAATGGATACGACAGAGTTTCTTTTTACAGCAGAGTCGAGGAAGGCTTCGTTTGAAACCATGTGTGCAAGAACCGCATTGTAGTGCGTGTTATATGCAAGCAAATCGACAAGTGTAGAAAGACCAGACGTTTCAAAATTATAGTCTGAAAATTCATCCTGATTCTGCAAAAAGGTTCGTAGACTAGTCCTAATATTTTCGTAGTCTAATTCTGTGACATTCTTAACTGCCATCTTATTTTACCTTATTATATTGTTACAGTTGTAGAAAGTGTTTTTGAGTTTGGTGCCGGTTCGATTCCGTCTCCACATGATGCGGTAGAATTTTCTGTTGCGATTCTTAGTCCCGCAATCAAAACTGTAGATGGACCCAAATTAGTATCTATTGTTATTGTCCCCGTGTGACTACCGTGTGGTGCGACAACACTGCCCTCAAGAATTGGTGTAGCACCATTAATAGTAACGTTGCAAGGAATAGGAGTAATTGCCCCATTTCCCTCACTTGCGTTAAAAGTTTCGCCTGGAGCAATCCAGATAGCTGCCATTATCGTAACCTCGTTAAAACGGTATCCAACTCTTGAACACCCTGTATACCGACAACATAAAATGCAATCTCTACGTTATATTCCTGCGTGTCAAGATTAGGATCAACAAGTATTGATACAATCTTTACTCTAGGTTCAAAATTGTTTATTGTCTGTTTTATTTCGTCTTGTAATCTATTAGCAGTTTCTAGACTAAACGGCTGAAACAATAACGATCTAATATTGCTTCCGAATTCTGGATTGAAAGGTTTCTCATAATACTGTGTATTAATCAAAAGTTTCAAAGCCTGCTTTACAGCTGCGACATCTATCTTCTTTGAGATGTCCAGCGTATTCGGATTCTTCGCAAAAGATATATCAATATCTTTATAAATCTTCGTCGGATTGTTTTGTGTAATAGGCATTATACTATTTATACTCTTTTAGAGATCGCCCCAAGACCAATATCCATCAGCCTCGTCTTTTATTTTGTCATAATGTTCGTGTGCCTCTAGTCCCTTGAAATCCAATTCAGCAAGGGCATCCAACAATTTCAAAATCCACGGAGAAACACCTTCTTCCAGTATTTCTATCAGCGGAATCGGAAATCCAAGTCCGTGTTTCGCCACAGTGACCTTTACTCCGCCTTTCTTGTCACATTCATATTGTGGTATCATGTTACACAGTCTTTCAAAATCAGCACCGAGGTCTCTTAACCACCCAGACGGATCATCAAGAATCTCATCCAGACTAGGATCATAACCACCCCACTTTCTCTTCATCCTTTCTGCTTCTTGAAGAAATGCAGCCGAATCCAATCCCAACTGGTACAAGGCTCTAAGTTCATCTGTAAAGGTATTACAACCCTGTTCTCCACCACCGCCACTGCCGATGCCCGCGGCATTTTTAAAGACTTCTTCGCTTTGAAAGTCTTTCTTGAGTCCGAGTTTAATCAGTGCGTAGTCAACAACCCACCTAACAATGATGGCGGGGATACCCAAAAAGTTAGAGATTTTATCTACTAACAAATCCACCAATTCGTCAAATGCCTCTGCAAGTTGGTCAATTTGATCTGCCAACGCTTCAAAGAAAACACCAACAGCGTCACATGGATTTTCCTGAGCAGCAACTTGATTGAGAATTATTTCAATGGATTCACTGACATATGTTCCCGTGAGTACAATATCAGAAGCGCCAGGCTCCGGTGGCCCGACGAGTTCGGGTTCTTCTCTGGGATTAACCCCCGATACTGGGTCTTTTGATGAACCCGGCTTCGGCGGTTGTTTCTGTGCCCCTGGCGGTATGTAAGACATCTAATTATTCCTTAACCAATCGCAATCGGGTTACCGTTGATAGTGGTCGGTCCTGCACCACCCACGGTAGTAGATACGCCACCAGCGAATACTGCGGCACCTGTCGCAGTCGCAGTAACCGCACCACCCGCAGTCAACGTAGCGGCACCGAATGCCTGAATATTAACAGCGGCACCAGAAGTGATAGCAACAACACCCGCAAAGGTGGTCATGGTAATTGCGCCACCAAGAACGTTCAAGAATATACCACCAGCAGCAACAGTATCCGTAATACCACCAGCTTCAACCAATCTGGCAATACCACCCGCAACGACATTTTCTGCAATACCACCAGCACCAACAAGAGTCGCAACACCACCAGCAGCAACGTCAGTTACAACACCACCGGCGACAACGGTATTTAAGACACCGCCAGCAATGACAGTATTAAACATACCGCCCGCGACAACCGTATTTAAAATACCACCAGCGAATACGTTGTTGATAATACCACCCAACATAACATTATTAGTAAATCCACCGGCAGTAACAAAGTTCTGAATGCCTGGGAGCAAACTGAAGATTCCAGTATCAACACCTTGAATGTGGTTGATTGCGATCACAGCCTGTCTCGTTGCAAAACCTGGCTTGAGAATAATAGACGCAGCACCAGTGAACATGGCAATCGGTCCAACCTTCTCGTACAAGTCTGCGGTTGCAGTGAGGTTATATCTCGCAGTCGCAATACTAACAGAAGGCGCAGGGTTCAGTGGCAAGAACGGGTCTGGGTAAATACAGTTTGTACCAATCGAAACATCCT